CTCCCAAAACATTTTTTTATAAGCATCAATAAATACACTTTTTAATCTTCTAAAGGATCTGTCTAAATTAGCCACTCCAAACTCTGATTTCCAAGAATCCCTTTTTATTGGAATAACCTGTGCAATTGGGGTTCCTTTTGGTATTACACCATTAAAATTTGAATCAGACAAAAAGAATGGAAACTCTATTGCTAAATCATATGAATCTGTATCAACAATTCCAGGAAGTATTACCATTTTATTATCATGATGCATTGGTGGAATAAAAAGTGAAGAGTATCCAGGTGGTGTTTTAACTACCCATAAATTGTTAAATTTTGCAATTTTTAAATTTTCATTAAAACTTGTACTTGGATAGTTTGGAATCTGTACTGTATCATGAAAAGTAATAGTTGGTTGATCTACTGGAGCCATACCCCATTTATAAAACGGTATGCCCTCAACAAATGTAATCTCTATATCGCAATATGTTTTTATTAAATAGCCAGAACTCATAGAGTCTAAAAACGGTATGCATTTTTTAACTGACAGATTATTGACTTTTCCATAGTCATTTATTGTAGGATATTTAGAATCTATATATGGCTTAACATCCTTATACCATTCTGGTATCATAGTTTTTGCTGGTACAGGCTTAATATCATCAAAAGCATCAAAGTCACAATAAAATTTTATGATTTTATCCATATTATTTCCTATTATCCGTTCTATAAAAACCGCTGCCATTAAAAATTGCTGGAGTAGCATTCCAAACCCTCTGCATTAATTGAGAGCAACATGTCGGCCCTCTATCTTCTCCAAATTCTTTGCGAAACTCTATTACGGTTCCACATAAAATACATTTATAGTCATAAACTGGCATATATCAAGTATATCCTATGCGGTTCTCATTGTCAATCTAGTATATGTGCGTATTCTGTGGCAATTGGCACATACCACCTCACACTTTTTAATCTCTTTCATAATTGCCTTCCAAGAAAATCCATCGTGAATCATTCTAGAGACATTGTATTTTTTGTCTCTTATGTGATCAAAATCTAATACTATGTGATTTTTTTCTCCGCAGTCTACGCATCCACTTGCTATCTTTATTTCAGCAAGTTTCTTTTTATACTGCTGTTTATTATAGTGTGCTAGTTCTTTTTCAGTCATAGCAATTACATTATAGCAAAGATTATTTGAGCCCCGCATAGGAATTCAAGCACGAAGGCCGAATTTAAGGAAAAGGTAACTAGTCCATCCCAAGGCCTATGCGGGGACTTCTATTATACTCTTTTACTTTTTAGCAACTTTAATAGCAATTTCCTTTGGCTTTTTTTCCTCTGGAACAATGCGATCAATGTCAATGTGAAGCATTCCATCTTTCATCTCTGCTCCAGTTACTTCCATATATTCACCAAGAGCAAATGTGCGGGTAAACTTGCGTGTTGCAATACCCTTATGAATTGCTTCTCCTTCAGTTTCTGTAGTGATTTCTCCCTTAACCACAAGAGTTCCATCTTCAACAGTTACTTTTACATCATCTTTTGTGAAGCCAGCAACCGCTACAGACAACTTAAAGGTATCTTCATCTACCTTAATTAAATCATAAGGTGGATAAGATTGACGTGTTGCGGTATTGTGTACATGATTAAAGCGGTTCAATTCACGATTGAAACCAATAAAAAAAGGATCTTTAAAAAGATCCAGGGTATACGAACTTACCATTTTATTCTCCTTTTCAGCGAGTTTGTATGCGTACCCCCATTTGGCGGGTACAAAATAATTATAGCATATCCTTAGCCAAATACGCAATAGCCCTATTAAGTCTATCTATGCTATCTTGAAATACTCCAAGACCTCTATTACAATTATGGCATAAATGTCCTCTAAAACTATCTTTGATATGGTCATGATCTACTACCCAAACACTAGCATTTCCACCAGTACCTTTTAATTCTTCTTCATTTTTTAAACAAATAGGACATACATATCCTTCTGGTGGATAACCATGTAATTTTTTAAGAATATCTCTTTCTTTAGATAATTTATTTGCACAAGACTTACATTCAGGTCTTAAATATTTACCACCTGAAGATGGAGAAAATTGAGAATCATCTAAACTTGTTTTACATTTACTGCAAGTCTTCACGAGCCTCCTATAGGATTTGAACCTATGACAACCCGCTTACAAGGCGGGTACTCTACCCCTGAGTTAAGGAGGCAAAGAGCGGATAGCGAGAATTGAACTCGCACATTAACCTTGGCAAGGTTACGAACTACCACTATGCAATATCCGCCTTAGCCTACAAAAATAGACTAATTGTTTACATCTACAAACAAATTAGTTGTAAATGATTCTAACGATGCAGGCTTAGCAACAGACTTTAGATAATTATAAGTATCAGAGAAGTTACCCTTATAATTCTTAGCCCAATAAGCAGCAAGTGCTGATGTAGCAGCAGAAGTTCCCATTGATCCGTTTACTGTGCCAAGGGCAAAGAAGTCCACTTCAGCAGATCTATTTGCATACCGCTCAACATTGCCACGAACCCCCACAGAACTAACGGCAATTGCTTCCGCAACACAGGAAGGGTAGTCAATCCTTGAATAATCATAACGATTGCCAGTTGCAAACAATGAACCTACGCCCATATTTTGTAGATTTACAATGGCATTTCTCAATGCTGGATTTACTGGACAGTAATTGCCTTTGGTAGAAAACTTTGTTTCTCCCACTGCTGCAGATACTGCAACAATATTGAACTTAGTCTTATTCTTTGCTACCCACTCCAAAGCCTGACGAACTGTGCTATTTACATTTACTCCATTACGCATGACATTTCCACGATTATCTTGTGGGAAAATACGAATAAACACAATGTTCATATTTGGATTTACCGACTGTGCAATTTGTACCATCTTAGTGCCATGCTCAAAACCCTTTGTTGCTGGCATATGTGCAGATCCTGGACCTTCCATATATGACTGCTTATTTGGGCAACGCTTTTCTTCCATAAGGCAAACCTCATAGAAAACACTTACCTGTGTTGTATCAATTGCTGTATCAATAATTGCAATTGCTGGTTTTTCATTTGCTGATACCGCTGGTAAAAATGCAGCGATAAATAGCATTGTTAATAGCCCCACTATTTTTTTCATTGCTCTCCTTATATCATTATTCTAACTACGTGTTGACATGGGTCGCCTCCTGCTTCCCATTCTTCTAACTCTTCTTCACTCATGTATTGATAGCCACCATCATGAGTATTACAAAAAGGTTCTGTTACCCAGCCTCTTTCAATACCGTTTTGTAGCCAAATGCCAAACTCCTGATCCTCTGGAGTTAGATCTTCTTCATGAGTATTATTCATATATTTAGTATATACCTAAATGCTCAGAATGTCAATAGGGCCTTTGCAAGATGGGGAGTGATTAATAGCAGCCTGAACTGCTGCTGCTGCTCTTTTTCGTGTATCTTTTGTTTTTTGTGTAGCATAAAGTGAGCCTAATGCAATATCTCCACCAGAACCCATTGTTAAATAATCTTGTTCGTATTGCGTTAATGACATGTCACCAGAACTATGCTCATAGATTTTGCCACGAACACAAATTATCATACCAAAATCAGCGGTTGATGTTGTGTCTACCCACCATTCTTCATAAAATTTTCTGAGGGCTTTAAGAAATCTACTATACATAAATTTATCAATACTGCCACGACCTTCAAATTCTGGCGGTACAAATAAATGTCTTATTCTATCTCCATCCATTGATCCAGCATATCCAAACAGATAGCCTTCTTTTTTCCAAATCTTTGGACTTGATCCAACACTAATAGAGTTGTCATCTGAAATACCACGATCACCAGCCATCCAGATTTTGTTGTCTATTTTATCTCTTACAGCAACTATACAAGTCATTTATTTTTCCTAGGCAATTGATGATCTAAAAATTTATTTTTTCTTATATCCATACCTCTGTAATATAGTTTGTCCTGTCCAAGATTATTGTTATTTCTGTTATCCCTATCTATATTATGTTCATTAATTATGTCTAATTCTTCATTAATTGCTGATTCCTCTAAAATATCATATGCATTTTCTAACTTAAAAGAATCACAAAAGTATCTTGGTATAGGAAGTATTCCCATTATTGGATAGTTCTTTTTTACAGTAATTGGAGAATTTATAAGATCTATTTTAAAATTTAGTGTAAATGTAAATTTTAAATTATCTGTTTCTATAACACCAGTCATTGGGCTTATTCCAGGTAATGGAAAATTTGGTGCTGCAATTGTCATTAAATTAACCCCTGGAGGAGTTTTTAAAACTACTGGAAAATGAGCGGTAAAAATTCCATGTCCAAATTCTGACTTTAAATGAACATGGTTCATATCATATGGAGCATCACTATCATTTTCTGCAAATATTTTAATAGCATCTTCTCCATCGTTACCGTCCCATACAACAGTAAAAGTAAAAGGAACACTAAAGGCAAATCCCTGCATATTACCTATTGATAATGGCAAACATCTATAAAAATTAGCAGTAAACCATTCTCTTTCATGACTTTCATTTAATGGTTTTAAAAAAGTTGAAATATCTCCATCAAATCTATTTAAATTATTGCCTGGAGTCAAAGGTATAAATGCAACGGTTTTATCTGGAATATTTAACACAAAAAAGTTTCCAATGTTTTTAAATAAAAAGTCATTCTAACTCCTTAGTTTTCTTGTCTTTATAGTATATCAGACAGATTTTTGTAAGTCAAATACCGTTTATTTTACAGTTTGTCCACAAGTTGGACAAGTCTTTGTTTCACTAACAGGATTAGCAGTCTTTGCTTCTCCTGCTCCTTTAAATTTAGGACGACCAAAGCCTACGATAGAAATCATAACCCCAGCCTTATTTTTCTTGTAGGCACGAAGTTGTTTGCAAACTTCTCCACCATTTCTTTGGCTTCCCTTTTTACTTGAAGATGTATTTCCTTCAATGCACCAAACAGTTCCATCTTCATTATCTTTAATAACAATACCAACATGAGAAATACGATCTACGCCATCTCCTGGAAAATCAAAATACGCAATATCTCCTGGTTCTGGATCACATATTTGTGCATCGTACCAACGTCCTGATTTCTTAAATGCTGCTGCACCTGAAGGAGTGTAAACAGTATTAGGAACTTTTACTCCTGCTTGATCTGCACACCACATTACGAAACTTCCACACCAAGGTTGAAAGTCTGACTTAGTAAACTTGCCATACTTTGTTTCATTATCTTTTGGACCTTCAATAGTTCCAACTTCTGCTTTAGCAACTTCAATAAGTTTTGCTGCTGTTCCCATATCTGCCATGATTAATCCTTATCCCAATCTTCATCTACTGGTAGTTCATCTGGCATCTGATTATTAGGTTTAGTAGATACTACTTCTTCTACTTCGTCTACCGTTTTTTCAGCAACCTCTGACAAATCAGAAACCTGACTTACACTGTTGTTTTTTTCTTCAATAGCATTAATCATTTCTTGTGCACCGCTACGACCAATCAGCAAACCTGCGAGGGTACCAGTAATAAATGTCGCAACACTACCAAGAACATTAAAAAACATCTTATCATTTTCAGATTGTGCTGTTACTGGTTGTGAAACAAAAACCAAGGCATATAGAATACCCATGGTTGTAAATAATAAAATTGCCCCTAAAATAATCCCTAAAATAAATTTTAATCTTGCATCTAAATCAGATGGGGTTAGTCTTGGCTTACTCATTGTTTGTCTCTTCCTCTATTACGCTCTCATTTGATGTTCCGTTTACAACATCTTCCCCTACCAAATCTTCTGGACAAGCACCGTTTACTGTACAAATTGGTGGCTTGCATTCAGGGTTACCCCAATTGGCTGGATCTTGGCAAGGATAGCGGTAGTGACCATCATAGCCACATCCCACAAGCAATACTCCAAGAAAAGCAGTTAGGATTATTTTTACCATACCCACCATTATAGCAGTTATTCGTCTTTTTCCTCACGAAGGGGTATTGTGACAAGCCATAAAATAGTAGCCGCTATTGTGGAAATTCCTACGATTTGTTGGGCGGTACCAGTAAGAGTAAGCCATGCAATAAAGAATCCTAGCAGTGTCCATACCTGAGCAATGCTTTCTTTTACAGCCTTACCAAACCATACAACAAAGCCCTTAACAAGCCTATAAGCCAATCCTGGAGCCTTTTTGAGTAGGTCTATAGCCTTTATTAAGGCTGGCTTTGCCTTATTAAGTAAAGGCTTAGCCTTCTCAAGTAAAGGTTTAAGGTTTGGTGTTTTTACCTTAATACCCTTTATTTTGCCAATAAGGGACTTTGCTTGATTAACTAACTTATCTATCATTGTCATATTATAACCTCCTTAGTGACATAACAGAACTAACTATGTTGGATACCAGAATTACTGGGATAATAACTTCTTGAGCCTTTTCCCTCTGGTCATCCGTCATATCTTTGCCCCATTCTGAAGGGCTAAATACTTTGTCAAAATCTATATCTGTCAGTACTCCCAAAGGATCTGATAAAAATGCCTCTGTTTGAAGTTCAGTAACAGCATCTGCCAGAGTGTATGGCATAGGAGCATTTTCATTGTCTGCTGACATTTCTGCAAATTGAACCACTGCTGTAGCAACTGAAGGATTGTCTTTCGCCATTTCAGCAATCAATGCAATCTCTTCTGTTTTAACTCCAAGATCTAAAGCAAAAGATTTTTTATTTTCTGGAGATAATTCAATTAAAAGATTGGATACAGCAGCCATTAATTTAGAATCATTTACACTAATTAATTTATTTAGTTTATTGAGTTCTTCTTCTGATATACCGTTTTTATTTATATCATCCGTGTTATCATTATCAGATAATGGACCTACAACTTCTTCGTCAACAGGTTGCTCAGGTTCAGGCTCTTGAATTGAATCTGTACCCTCTGGCTGAGATGAAGGCTCTTCTGAGGGCTCTGGAGTTGGATCAGTCTCTTCGCTCTCCCCATCTGTGGTATCAGGGCTTGGAGAAGGAGTGGACTCATCTGGTTCAGTTTGCTCAGGATCATCAGGAAATCTTGGATCCTCTGGAGTAATTACTTCTGGTTCTACTTCAACATCTGGATCTGGAAAATCTGGTTCTTCTGTTGGTTCAGGTTCAGGTTCTTCTGTCGGCTCAGTAGTTGGTTCTGGTTCTGGCTCATTAACTTCTTCGCCATTTATTGCTGCAATAAGATTATTAAGATTGGCAATGTCATTTGCTAGGGTAACTGCTTCAACAATTTCTGCTTGTACTTCTTCTGGAGTCAATGGCTCTTCTGTGGGTGTTGGCGTAGGCTCTGGAATTGGTTCTGGTGCTAAGGTTGGAGTTGGATCTCCAGCCTGTATTTGCGTAGCACCCCATGCTTCAAGAGAAACTATTGAGCCATCATGCAGACGAACCCCAGTTCTAAGATTTTGATACTCAGGTCCTTGATAACTATACGAAACTGCCAAGCCACCAGTATTTGTAATTGCTACTAATATATTAACTGTGCTTGGCTCTGCTCCGTAATTTCCAAATGGAACCATATTAAGATTTAATTGAAACCCGCCTTCTGAATAATATATATCTAAACCAGTTGTATTGCTTACTCCTGGAAACCAGTCCATTGAATATAAAGAGATAGATGGTGTATTTGGATAAGCCCAGTATGTATTATCTGGTTGTCCAAATGTAATTATAGAGTTTGTTGTTGCATAAATGTTTTCATACTGTACCCCGTCAAAAGTAACGGTGGTTGCAATTGGTATTTGATAAGATGTGTCGTCACCTGAGCAAGTATCCATATGATGCACTATAGGTTCAGCATCGCCTTCATATGCTGCTGCTATGGTTTGTGATTGAATATAGTTGACACAAGTTGCGTGTGCATTTTCTGGAAAACCAAAAAGACTTGCAAATAAAATTCCCACCACTGTGATTATGCGTAGGATTTTTTTGTTTATTTAGGGCACTCCTAATTAACTAGTTAGTTAATCATATTATACCATTATAAAGAAAAAGGCGCAGATTTCTCTGCGCCCTAGTCTTTAATTTGTTAATTACTTAACAAGTGTAACCTTTGCTGAAGGGTTTTTCTTATTCCACTTCTTAGCAAGATCATTGAATGCCTTCTTCATTGCAGCAATTGCAGCATTTGAATCAGCAAGAGCCTTTGCATTCTCAGCCTTAACAGCATCTAGTTCTACCTTAGCAGCAGCCTTAGCATCTGAAATAGCCTTATCTGAAGCAACCTTAGCGGTTACAGCATCAGCCTTTAGAGTTACAACTTCTGCCTTAAGAGCAAGAATTTCTGCATCAGCAGCAGCCTTTGCATCAGCAAGAGCCTTAGCAGCAGCAGCCTTCTCAGCAGCGAGTGCAGCAGCAGATGCTACCTTCTCAGCAGCAAGTGCAGCAGCAAGATCAACTGTTGAAACAATTGCAGATGCAGATGTTACTGCAGTAGCAAGTGTTGGAACAGCGGTTGGTGCTGTAATTGATGCTCCAACAGCAGATGATCCACCAGTTGCTGGAAGTGTGATCTTTGAAGTATAAAGACCAGTTGTAACTGTAGATGTTTCTACAGTACCAGCAGTTGCATTAATTGCTGTGAATGTTGGAGCAGTTGCTTTTGGATTACCAAAAATATCTGTAACAGTAGCAGAAGCAGTTACGGTTCCACCAATATTTCCTGAAGCAGGAACAGATAGTGCAACATTAAATGCTGGTCCAGCAATACCCTTTACATAAAGAGTTGTGCTTGCACCAAGAACAGAAACTGTAACAGCAGAAGCACTTGTGCTTGTTGTATATAGATATGCAACAGCAGTAGTTGATGCTGGAGTTACTGTTAAAGAAGATACGCCAGAAGCCGAATTAGGCGCTGGAGTAAGAGTTGTAAGCAACTTAGCGTTGCCAGTTGTAGCAAATGTAACTGGTGTTCCAGATACAACAGTTGCTGTAAGAGTTAGTACCTCAGAAGTTGCGGTAGCGGTATCGCTAATAACATTATCAAAAGGAACATTTACTGTAAGTGGCGCTGTAGCAGATCCAGTGTCAGCATCAACGGCTTTCGTTGTTACTGCTACTGATACTGTGTTGGCACTTGCAGGTGTTGCAACAATTGTGCCCAAAGTCATGGCTGCAACCAGACCAAGAGCAATTTTCTTAAATGAATTCATTTTTCTCCTTGTTTATTTAAATTAGTTTATATTCATTTAGAAACTCCTGAATATCTTCAGGAATCTCCTTGTTATCCAATTCTACCATAGCCTTCTGCTTATCCGCAAGTCGGCTGGCAGAACTCCAAGTATGAACCTCAATTTCTAGATTAGAGTCCTTACTTGTATGGGATATTGCTCCAAATACCGCCCCACAAACGGCATCTGCCAAGTCCTTAGATTTCTTGCGTGGATGATCAACTCTATTATTTTTCATAATTTTAAGTTCACTCATCTCCTCAAGCAATAAAGGAATCATGGGCATTGCAATTCTCTCTTCATATATCATCATGGCTAGGTCTTCATAGTGTTTTTTAGCAACAGAAACAGTCTCTGTTTTTATGCCTACCGCTTTTAATTCCTGCTGAATATCAAAGGACTGCCAGCGGTCAAAGGTGACCATGCCAATGTTAAAACCTTCTCTGCGTAAATTCTGTATCCACTTTTTAACCTCAGATAAATCTACAGGACCCTCTACCTTTGGTTCCCACCAAGCAACGGCATCTACGATAACAATTGGCGCTACCTGCTCGTAATCTTTAATTACCTGAATGTTTACCCAGCGTTCAACGTGTGCGATAGCAACAGCACACTTATCATGTCTTTGTGCAAGGTCAGCATGGATATAATATATTTTTTCTGGATCTGGCTTAAAACCAGCATCAAATCTTCTGTGATTGTCTATAGGATTTCTTAATGTCATACACTTTTCTAGTTTTTCTTTTTGCTTAAAGAATGAATCAGAGGAATATGTGGGGGTACATAAAAATCTCATCATTGCATCGCCTATATCAGTTAAAAATGCAATCTTAAAATCATCAATCTTTCTAGTAGGATTTACTTCCCATGTAGGTCTTTTTAATGCAAACATTCTGGGGTACTTATATGATTTGATATGGTCTTCTTCCCATACTATTTCAAATTCATTATCTGGTCCTTCTGGTAGTTCCTCATTAATAACAAACTTATATCTACGTTCTATTACATCTTTTTCCATGATTACTTCTTCATACCGTTTTGAAATAAAGTCTCCGTTGTAGCGAGGGAATGAAAGAAGAACTACTTTGCCAAGATCTGGAAAACGAGAGTCTACTGTACCTCTAAATGCTTTATATATATTGTCAGCAGTCTTACCCTGATCATTTCCTGTTCCTACTTCTGTAACGAAGCCAGAAATTTCATCAAGTACCGCCATAAATAAGTTAAGACCCTCGTGTGATTCACGCTCAGAGTGACCTGAGTAAACGGTAATAGATTTATCAAAACCAATAGAGTTTACCTTTGGATCATACTTTCCAGCAAACCATGGAGACTTCTCAATCTTAGTTTTAAAACCTTTGAAGAAAACATTTTTAGCCTGCTCAGCGTTAATAGCAACGTTGATAATATCTATGGCATCACCACTTGGTTTTCCATAATACCTTGCAGGATCTTTAAGGCAAAGAAGTTTATAAACAACATAGGCACAAGCAACAGTAGAGACAAAGTCTTTTCCACTACCCTTTCCTAGTTGTAAAATAATCTCATTCTTAGTATATTTAGCAAAATGTTTGTCGCCCTCTTCATGCCCCATCAACATTTGCAAATCTTCTTTACGATAGATCTGGCTCATTGCTTCAACAATGTCATACTGAATGGCAGACAATGGCGGTTGATTTAGAAAGTCTGGAGACTCAACAAAGGTCTTTGCATCTACAGGGGTTTCTTCAAATTGATTATCTTGAAGGGCTTCAAAGAAATCATTGAACTTGGTGGACAACTGTAATCACTTCCCCATTTTTGGCAATTGCAGATAATCTTTGCATGATTAGGTCACGAACCTCTGGATGCTCAGAAGCGATATCACGAAGAATGCCAACAAGAACTTCTTGTCTCTTCTCAATTTCAACTATCTCTTCTGCTAATTCTTTATTTTCTAGCAAACCAGCCTTTTGTAGCATATCAATTCTTCTTGCCTCAATATCCATTACAAGTTTAATTGCACTAGTTTTAGCAGTCAGGTTTGCTGTAGTAGTTGCATCATCAATAACTTCATAGGCTTGCTGTATTAATCTTGTGTAATGTGCATCTGCTGCCACTAAAGCATCTTTTGCACGAGCACGAATAGCATCGTTTGCAGATGCCATGGTTTTCCATTCATTTAAATGTGCTACCACACGAGTTCTTGGAATAGCAAGATCTTTAGATATCTTAGTCGGATCATGACCTTTTAGATATTCTTCAACAACCTTATTTACTTCATCAAGATGTTTAACTAATTCAATTTCAGTGTCTGACATATTTTCCCTCTAGTCTATTGATTTCATCCTGAATATAAAATATTGCCTTCTTTAAGTCTTCTATGTGTTTGGCTTCATCCTTTATGCCCGCCCTCCAAAGATACTTGATGGCGTTGCCAATATTGAAGTTTCTATGTCTTGTAATTTGTATAGCCTCTACACCACTTGGGTCAGACGTGTAATGGACAGGGTGATTTACTTGATCAACCGTAATATGAAACTTGTCTTCGCTCATCGCCTACTCTTTCTTAAACCAAATTTAGCAAGGTATACATAGATAGTTTCTACGCTTACCCCACACTCTTTAGCAATATCTTCTGGAGATTTTTTATCCATATGATATCTTTTTTTAAGCCATACCTCATTAGTATACATCTTCCCCATGATTATTGCAACCTAAGATTCCATGGAACTGACTCAGGGCCAGCGTCTAATTGTTTAAATAAATCTTCTTGATATTGTTTTTTTATGCCATAATAGGTGTCAGGGCTAACCTCTTTTAATTTAGGGGTTATGTTATAAAGAATATCCCCAGTTACCTCATCTATACCAGCAAACTCTATGGCATTTTGCAATAACAAATGTTCTATCATTGCTTCTCTTTGTAATGGCATTCTATTCATATTTTATCGCTTTTTCCCAGTTATTAATGGCCCAGTGACCTATGCCAGCAGCATCAGCCACATCATAGTCATCTATTGTTTTATCATAAGCCACTTCTAACAGTTTAATTGTTCTGCGTTTTCTAAAGTCACGCTCATAAGATTTATACCAAGATAATGATTTTCCAGGATTAACAGATCTTATCTGCAATTGTTCTTCTTTAGATAGTTTTTTATTACCCAAATAGTTTTGCCATGTTATTGGAGATACCCTGCCAATTGTAGAAATGCCAGCCAAACCAGCACCACCAAGAATTGCTCCCTGTACCAACGCAAGATCTGCTGCAGTTTTGGGGGAATTCATAAAAACGGTATGCTCAATAACAATGGCACTAATCATATTATAATGATCAAACAATGCCTTAGTCTTAGCAGTAGCATCTATTACTTTTTGATATATATTGGCACCTTCAAAGTTTATTTTTCCATATCCAGTTAAGGTTTTATATGTATAAAATGCAAAGGCAAGACTATTGGTACTAGCATCAATAGCACAAATGTTAGATGGCTGACTAATCTTGCTCATAATCAATTATTCCTTTAAGTTCTTTTATCATTTTTTCTACTGCCTTTTGGCTTACATTGCAATTAGAACAAAATCCAGAATCGTTATATATTGAAAGTTGTACTCCACAACCACCAAGACATCTGCGAATCTTACCTATTCTTTTTTGCCTGCGAGAAACATTATACCTTTCGGCAATCTTATCTTTTGTAGCAGAGTCTCTGCACTCTGGGCTACAGTATATTTGATAAGTTACCTTTGGCTGAAAGCGCTTATCGCATCTTTCACACAGTTTCACTCAGCCCCTCCATAGATTTTATTTTAATAACTCCTGGCTCTGCAGTAGCGCAAATAGCCTTTACTGGACAACCCTTACATATCTTAGAGTTAGCCCTGTAATTTTTTTGTGGTAAAGTTTTATCTTTCCACGCTTGACGAACAACACGCATCCACTCAAATGTATTTTCAATCCATTGTCTGTAAAGATCTGTTACCTCTATAGGAAATACAATAAGTTCATGATTGTTCTTGTTTTCATAAATCAAAACACCCTTAGCCTTTTTTAATATTTTCATATATATTAATAACTGCATAAGATGTCCAGTTTTTGGCTCGCCTTTTATTCTAAAGTGTTCAAAAGCATCATGTTGCATTGTTTTGATTTCAGCAATAATCTCTTCTTCTTCCCAATTAAGAATGGCATCTCCCCATCCAAATATTGGTGGATCAGAGTGAGTAACCTTAAACTCTGTAGTCTCTACTTCTTTTCCAGTTTCTTCAAGAACCTTTTCATCAATAAACTTTTTTGCTACCCCAGAATCCATCATTGCCTGTTGAATTCTGTCATGAGAAAGTGTTCCACTAGTCATATTTGCTACACCGTATGGCGTGTTGTTATCTTCAAATATGTTTCCCTCAAAAGCAAAATACCAATATCTTGGACATTCTCCATGACCCCATACTAAAGTAGATGGAGCAAAGGTTTTCTTTTGAGTATGCTTTGGACCACGCTTTGCAACGTATCCAGAGTTAATCTTTTCTATCAAGGCCTTTGTGTCAATTATTTGTGGTCTATCTTCAGGCCTTATCATTATATTTTTCAGCAAGTTTTTAGTCATATCATCCTTTTTATCTATTATATCAGTTAACGCATTATGTATTTGAGCGCTGAAACCAAGTCGTTGATTGACTCTGCTGCAGTGTAATAAATGTTTTTCTTGCCTCTGTCTGTCTTGTCAACATTTGTCATCCAAGTAGCCCTGAATGCCATCTTTGCTGCAATAGCCTGAAGCCTAACAATTTCAAGACTTGCTACCTGTGGTGGAATGTCTGGTTTTATAATTAACTTAGCAATCATTGTTAAAGCGGTAGTTAATTCTTCATCTTCCATATAAGTGGCTATCTCAGATAACCCATTAATCATCTGTAGTGTTGTTTGTCCACTTTCAGATTCCTTCATTTTTAGCCTCCCATGTTAATTGATCTAGTAGTTCAAATTCTATAACTGCAAGCCTGGTCTTTTTATTACCCTCTCCTAATATAACTACTATGGCTGGAGATTTATCAGTACCCGCTTTTATTGAATCGGTAACAGCCTTTGCCCAAACATCTTGATTTAGAGTAAAGGACTTAGATGTTTCTTTAAAATCAATAACAAAATTTCTCCAGGTTGCATCACCCTTCTGATTATTACGACCAGAATTTTTGTGCTGTTTAGCACCTATTCTTTTACTCTCGTTCTTCTCGCTCATAATCCTTCTTTGTTTTAATTAATGCTGCTCTAGAAACGTGTTTCTTGCTACACATCCATGTAAGATCTGTAGTCTCAAGCCAAAGCCTTAAAGATGTAACCTCTTCCTTACAGGTATGACAAGGAAACTTTCCTTCAAAAACCTTAAATTTAACATCAGACATTATTTAGTTTGGCCTTTAATGCTTCCTGTAAATCTAAGTCTTCTCTAACTCTAGCGATAAGTCCATCACGACCTTGAACCTTTGTGCCATCATCTAGTTGATACCAGGCCCCAGTTCTGTTTATGTGTCCAGCCAATTCAGCAGTGTCAACAAGGTCACCAATAAAATCAATGCCAAGGCTGTCACCCCTAAAATAGAAATCATACTCTCCGCTTTGAAAAGAGGGTGAAGTTTTAGAGAACTGTAAATCCCATCTAACCTTGCGACCAATTTTTTCTTCAATGATTTTATCTCCAACATGTATTTTTCCTTTTATGGCTTGATTATCTGATTCAGACGAAAACAATTTAATAATTGTAGACGAATAGAATTTTGTAGCCTGACCGCCAGTTGGCTGTTGGCTTGTGTACATTGCATTAATATTATTACGAGATTGACTAATCAAAACAAACAATGTTGGCTTTACCTTATTGTTTGCATAGTTAATCATTTTCCAAGCATTGCTAAAGTCTCTAGACTCTGCACCAATTTGTTTTGTATTTTCTAACTGCTTCAATTCAGTAGAATCTTTTTCAAAATATATTGCTGGCAGTAGAGATGTAACTGAGTCAACAACAATAAGATCAACTCCAGCCTCCATTAAACTTACCCCAACATCAACCATCTCATTAATGGTTCTTGCTTGTGAAACTATTAACTTAGAGGTATCTACTCCTAATTTTTCTGCCCAAACTTTGTCATATGACATTTCTGCATCAATCCAAGCACAGACTTTGCCTTCTTTTTGTGCCATGCCAATCATTTGCAAGCACAGAGAAGACTTTGCACTAGACTTGCTACCCCAGATTAAAACCTGTCTGCCATATGGCAAACCACCATTTAATGCTCTATTCAAACCATAACTAGGAGTAGCAGCATATTCTGTCTTTGGTATTTCATCTCCAACAAGAATACTCTTCCTTAGTTTAGGATTTAACTGTGAAAGAACTTCTTCTATTGTCAGTGTCATTAGAATCTTACCCCATGCTTCTTTGGTCTATGTGTATTTCTTTCCATCTTTTCTTTGATAGCATAATCAAGGGATTTCTTTACATACCCTGCTTCTGCAATACCAGCATACAAGTCAAGGGTACGAATAATAATATCTGCAAACTCATCTGATATCTGATCTGGATCCATGTCTTTACGAAGCGCTTCCATAGCCTCTGATACCTCAGAGACAATCATCATCATTTGTTTTGCTACAAAGATAGGGTCTACGGTTTTATCCCAGAAACCTTTTTCTACTGCATTCTTGTGTATTTGTTCTGCTAACTCATCAAACATTTTTTACATCCTCCATTATTACTGTGCCGTCTTTTGTTTTGCCAAACTCAAATCTATATACACTACCTGCTTCAACATTCATATATGCTTTTGGAAATGCCGTTGGAAATACTGTGACTGCGTGTAATTCTCTAGCAGCATCAGCCAGAGTTAAAGATGCCATCTTCTTGCCAGTCTTAGTAGTTCTTGGCTTAAAAGAAACAACAAACATCTCATCATCTTTATAAGGTAACATCTTGTAGTTTAAAAACTTAATCAATGGATCTTTAGAATCTTTTATTTCGTCAGCAGGTATGGCGCTAACAACACGATTATCATTAGCCAAAATGATATATGTACGACCAGCCTCAATGGTTGTATTTTCTTCATCAAAGATTCCCACACTCCCAGTCTTATCTAAAAATTCTATTCTTGACCAACCTTTTGATCTCTTAATTGATTTTACCATGCCCATCAAAACAAATGCGCCCTTTTCTTCATACTCTTCAATATCATTTATGTAGGCATAATAGTGTTGTGGTACTGGCATGTTAAACTCTGGAAGATTAAGATATTCATATAGATTTTCCTTAACCTTTTCTGGATCTGCTGGGTTATCTGTAAAAGTCAGAGCACCTATAGAATTCATTGCTTGAAGTGCACGAGAATTTACTCCATTACCTTTTGTAAATGTAAACTGTTCAACATCTTGATATGAACTGAATGGTCGTGCTGATATATATCTTTCTGCAATTTTGTCAGAGATAAACTTAATAGCACTAAGTCCAAAGCGAATGCCCTTACCTTCAATCTTAAAGTCAATATCTGAATCATTAATATGAGGCAACTTTATGCTAATGCCCATTCTTTTTGCCTCAATAAGATATTCAGTTCTTGCATCTTTATCTTTTTCGTTTTTTAACAATGCAAACATAAACTCTATTGGGTAGTAGTATTTGAGCCACGCCGTCCAATACGAGAGAGTAGAGTAAGCAACGGCATGTGATTTGTTAAACGAATATCCCGCATGTGCTTCAAAATCGTGCCAAAGATCCAAGGCATCATTAGGAGCAACATACCTAGAAGCCCCTTTAATAAATTTGTCTTTAAACTCATCAAACTCCCTCGCATCCTTTTTCTTACCAATAATCTTACGAACCTTATCTGCCTCTGCCATTGTCATACCGCCAAGTTCAACGCAGGCCTGCATAACTTGCTCCTGATACAAAATACAACCATAGGTTTCTTCTGTAAAAGGTTTCATAATCTGATGAAGATAATTAATGTTTTGTATACCGTGCTTACGCATAATATAATCTTTACCAATAGTATTCATAGCACCTGGACGAACAAGCGCATTAGAAGCAGCAAGTTCTGCCAAATTCTTTACACGCATCTTAACAAGTAGATTGGTATACGGCGCTGCTTCACACTGAAACACGCCTTTTGTATATCCATCAGATAGCATGTCATAAACATTTTTATCATTCATGTCTATAGACAAAACATCTATCCTTGTTCCTTCTCGCTCTTTTATAATATCAATACAGTCTTTCATTACGCTTAATGTCTTTAGTCCAAGCGCATCAATTTTAATTAAGCCAATCTTTTCAGCCTCTTGCATATCAATTCCAACAACTGGGATACGCTCATCAGAACCAGTTGATGATCTTGTCTCTAGTGGAGCATGTCTGAATATTGGCTCTTTGCTAGTAACCACACCAGCAGCGTGAATTCCAGTTCCCCTAATTCTTCCACGCAACTGTTCTCCATAGACTTCAACCTCTGGATATTTTTCTCTAAACCATACAGTTGTTTTTGATGTGCAATACTCATCCCATGTATCAATAGTCTTTAGAACTTTATTTACATCTGTTAGTGGTATGTTAAGTACCCTCGCAACATCACGAACAACACCTTTGTCTTTAAACGATAAGAAGGTTGCAATAGATGCTACGTGGCGATATTGTCTAACTAGATAATCTTTTACATCTTCACGACGAGAGTCTTGAATATCTGTATCAATATCAGGAAAGTCATTACGCTCAGGATTAATAAAACGGAAGAACAATAGTCCATGCTCTATCGGATCAATCTCTGTTATGCCAAGAAGGTAACAGACTAGAGAACCAGCAGAAGAACCTCTACCTGGACCAACCAGAATTCCTTCTTTTTTAGCCCAGTCAATCATATTTTGAACTACTAGAAAGTATGCAGCAAAGTTTTTATCTTTGATAATTTGCAATTCTTCACGAAGTCTTTGTTCATATATGTCGTTGCCAAGCAGTTCAGATGTAAGTTTTTTTTCTTCAAGTCCTTCAAATGCTAGGTTTGCCAACTCTTCATCAGGGTTTTTATATTGTGCTGGTAGCAAATCTAAGCCGTCTTTAATATTATAATCAGAAACAGACTCTGCTAATAATAATGTGTTTGAGTATATGTCTGCTCTATCAATACCCTGCGCTTCCATGGCTAACTTAATTTCTTCATAAGATAGAAGATGGATTTTAAAATCTTTAAAAGTCATTTCTCTGTCTTTGCCATAAAGAGCATCAAGCCTGTCCATCATAGATGGACTCTTCTTTGCCTTATCATAAGAAATATCTTTGGCAACCTTAGCATGGGTATTCATTAACAATTTAAATTCTTGTACTTCTCTTTGAGACTCATCAACGTGGTGGCAGTCTGGAGTTACGACAACCTTTACGCCAAACTCATCTGCCAAATCTATAAGATATTTATTTATCTCTGGCTTATTGTGTGGCATTACTTCTATATAATAGTCTCCACCAAAAGTATCCTTAAACCAAGAGATATACTTTTTGGCTATAGCAAACTCTTCTTCCTCAAGTGCTTTAACTAGAACACTGCTTGGGCAGGCAGAAGAAACAATAATTCCTTCTTTATATTTTTCTAGTATCTTAAAATCAAATCTAGGCTTCTTAAAAAATCCTTCTGTCCAGGCCAACTCACTAATCTTATTTAGATTCTCTAATCCTTTTTGATTCTTGGCTAGAAGGATAATGTGATTATAAACAAGATCTTGTTGACCTTCTCTTTCAGATTTATCTCTTGTATCAGAGATATCTGCACACATATATCCTTCTAGACCAAGGATTGGTTTAATACCCTTTTCTTTTGCAGTACGATAAAACTCACGATGACCAGAAAGAGTTCCGTGATCTGTAATCGCAATTGCTGGCATACTCAAACTTACTGCACGGTTAGCGTACTCCTCTGGAGTACCTATTCCGTCAAAGAGTGAGTAATGAGTATGAAGATGTAAGGGTACGTAATTCATTTATTACCAGTCAATATTCGTTGCCGAATTGCCTGGAGTGTCAAATCCAAGATAGAACGCTTCTTGCTCAGCATAAGGAATTTTATTTAAAGCCTTCTCCAATGGAAATGGCGTTACCTTAGACCAGTCAAATGGTTCTTTATCTGGACTACCTGGAATTAATGTGTAACTTGTTTCAGTTCCCTGTCCGTTACGCTTTAACTTCCATGAAAGATTAGAGATGCTACCTGTTTCAAGTGCATACTCACGAATTGTATTAAATGCAGATTGCTTGCTTATTCCCATAGCCCAAATTGCAGCATATGGCTCTTCAATGCCATCATCAACAAGAACATTGCAATAGAAGCGAAGGCGACCTCTCCAGCCAGCCTTTGGATCTTTACGATGCATTTCTTCTGCCCAGTCACGACCTTCTGTTTCCATTGTGTCTAGAGCACGACGCTTGTAGTCTTTTGGGTTTGTATGTTCTTTTACAACAAGTGCTAGACCACGATCAGCACTATAATTTGCGGACTCATCATCAAGTTCTTCAATGAATCTTAGTTTAACTGCCTGTCCATCTGCTAGTTTTAGCCAGCGAACTTTTGTTCCAGTTCCTTCGTATTTTGGTTTGTCGACTAGGGCATTAATGTTCTTTAGTCCCTTTACAATAGTCATAGTTTTCTCCTTATATAAGTTGTTTATTTATTGTAACATAGCAATGATAGAATTGTCAAATTGGTATTCAAGTTTTTTAATAGCATCATCATCCATATCGCCAATATCTTTGTATTGTTTTTCTAGTTTGATTATTGTTATTTTTGACCCCAATTTCTCAATTAGACGGTCAGCCATAATTGAGCCCGCTTCATCATTATCTGCTACTAGTACCACATTAGTGAAATACTTTTCTAATAGTTTCATCTGGCTTGATGAAACGTTAGCCCCCAGCGTAGCAACTGCAGGGAAACCTACTTGGTCTAATCTAATTGCATCAAAGGATGATTCAACTACATACGCAAACTTTGATGTCTTTACTCTGTGTAAATTAAATAATATTTTGCTTTTAGGTAATCCTGGTGTATTTTTAAATTCTTTACCCTCTATTGTTCTTGCAACAAATCCAATACACATGCCGTCTGGAGAATGCATGGGAACTATTACAGAGTCTTGTTTTTCAGAGTAGCCTAAATCAAACTTAATCATAGAGTCTTTATTAATTCTGCGACCTTCAAAATAAGACACAGATCTAGGACTCTCCATAGCCTGCTTGTTTAATCTTTTAATTAATAACTCATCATACTGAACAAAATCAGGAGCAGCATACAAAGCCTTATTAACAACATCTTCAAGATTTGTTTCTATTTCTTTACTCTTTATATATCTAACAGATTCAAAATAAGATCTACCAGTAGTATGCATTACGAACTCTGGAAGAGTTCTTGTGGTTTGACACCCAAAGCAAAAGAACAAGCCAGACTCTTTTGAAACTTCTCCAGCAGGTGTTCTGTTGTTATTATGATAAGGGCAAAAGATTATATAATCAGTACCATACTCTGCTTCTATATCTATTCCTGCGCCAGTTAGCACTCTGTTTATTTGCTGCGCCGTGTAAATATCTCTACTTTTTGTCTTCATAATCCTTGTATCTGTAATAACCTTTATCAAAATCTGCTTGTACTAAAAAGTCTCCCATAAATCCATTACGATTTTTTCTAAATGCACATTCAATTATATCACTGTTGGACGCTCTACCAAGTGCCAATACCCAGTCAGCATCGTATGCAATCTGTCTTGACCAAGCGGTTTGACCTAAAGTTGGAACGGTACTCATGTTAGTAACATCATCAGGTGTAGCAGATGATATAGCAATAATAGGAATCTCTTCACTAATAGACATTAGTTTAAGTTCACGTGAAAGGTTTTTCATTCTTACCGTTTCATTATCAGACTTTTGGTTTGGTGCCATAAGTTGTAAATAATCTACAATAATAAAATCTGGTTTATATTGATCAATCTTTCCACGAATAACAGATGGATTAATTTCTCCACCGCTATCATTTGAAATAATATGAAAAGGTGGCTTACCAGCAATCTTGCTGTCATGCCACTTCTTAAGCATATCAATTTCAATATCTCCATTTGAAATCTTGCGGTGTGACCAAAGACCCTCGCCCATAATTGCATAAACACGATTACGAACTTCTGTCTCAGACATTTCCAAACTTATAATCATTGGTGTCTTGCCCTGTTTCCATGCCTGTACGGCAAAGTAAAGAGCAAGCCAAGATTTGCCAATACCTGGGTATGCCAGAAAAATTCCTAATTGACCTGGCATAATCCCTGAAGGCAGATAATTGTCAAATCCTGGCAAGCCTGTTTTAATTCCAATCTTACCTAATTCTTGTTGCTTTTTTACATTTTCAAAATATGTAACAGCAGACTGAATATCTGTTGCATCAATATCACGAATAGCAG